CTCCAAGATACCAGTTCACATCGGCTGGGAAGATGAAGATCGAGTCCAAGGATGATATGAAGAAGCGTGGCCTACCCTCCCCTGACAAGGCTGATGCTCTGTGTCTTACCTTTGCTGGCGATGCTGCCATCGGCCTTAAAGGTCGTGGCGCTTCTACAAACTGGAGTCAGCCCCTAAAGCGTAACATTAGGGGAATCGTTTAAATGCGGTAAAACCCCTAGAGGGTTTAACCGCATACTTCTAAGTTATTAAATGCTTGAAAAAGCGGTGTAGCGGCTAGGTTGAGATATTGGCCTTATCACGTAGAGAGATGCCGCTACACCGAGGGGTACAAAGTTGTCACTTTTGTACCGTTTACTGTAGCAGTTATAATGATGCAACGAAATACTACATGTAGGTTTTCTCGATGCCAGGAAAACATTACGCCGATGGCCCTAAAGGGAATAGACAAGCGGCTAAAGATGTCCAGCAAATCCTAGAACGTACCAAGAGCAAACGGCCACAAAGGGCAAAAGAGTTAACTGATGTCTGAAGCTTATGAGTTTGAGACCGATGCAGACATCGGTATGGATGAGGAAGAAGTCAAGAGCATTATTACTAGTGAGTTAGATGATGCGATAGATTTCATCGACAACACGATCTCCCCTGTTCGTGCGATGGCTGAAAAATACTACTTGGGTGAAGAGTTTGGCAACGAAGAGGAAGGCCGCTCACAAGTCGTTTCTATGGATGTGAGAGATACGATTCAGGGTATTTTGCCCTCTCTCATGCGTATCTTTACTGGTGGTGAACACATCGTTGAGTTTGCTCCACACGGCCCTGAAGACACAGAAATAGCTAAACAAGCGACCGATTACTGTAACTATATTTTCATGCGGGATAACCCAGGATTCTCTGTGTTGTTCCAAGCCTTTAAAGATTCGTTGATGAAGAAGGTTGGCTTCATTAAGTTTTATTGGGATGTTTCCGACAAGGTTGAGGGTATTTACTACACAGGCTTGACTGAAGAAGCGCTGAACGTACTGAACAGCGAAGAAGAAGTTTCTCTCGATGAGATAGAGATGGTTGAGGAGAACGATGAGCAAGGAAATCTGCTCTCGGTCACTTACAACGTCAGAGGGGTAAGAATCACCCCCGAAGGCCGAATCAAAATTGAGGCCGTACCACCTGAAGAGTTTTTGATCTCTCGTAATGCAAAGGATCTTGAAACGGCAGAGTTAGTAGCGCACAGGCGCTATCTAACTCTTAGTGAACTCGTTGAAATGGGCTACGACTATGATGACGTTGAGCAACATGTTACCAACGAGACTGAGTTTGATTTTAACCCTGAGTCTGAGGTTAGAAACCCCAGCCTCAGTGACATGCAAGTCAACGATGACCCCACTATGCGAAGAGCCCTTTACATAGAATCTTATGTAAAGATGGATGTGGATGGTGACAATCGTGCAGAGCTTAGAAAGATCTGTACGATTGGAGAAGAGTATGAGGTGTATCGCAACACGCCATGTGATGCTGTGCCGTTCGCCACCTTTATGTGCGACCCTGAACCACATACGTTCTTTGGCTTGTCAGTAGCAGACTTAACTGCCGACATACAACGAATTAAATCGTCTGTCCTAAGATCCACCCTCGATTCACTGGCTTTGTCGGTGCATCAGCGTGTCGCCTTTGTAGAAGGTCAGGCGAATGTTGACGATTTGTTAAACACAGAGATTGGCGGTGTTATCAGGATGCGTAGTCCTGGCGCTGTCCAGCCCTTCAATATGCCTTTTGTTGGGAAGGAAGCGTACTCCATGTTGGAATACATGGACTTAATTCGTGAAAACCGTACAGGTGTTTCTAGGGCGGCTGATGGTCTCGACCCATCCGCTCTACAGTCTTCAACCCAGATGGCTGTGGCGCAGACCATCAGTGCAGCTCAGCAAAGAACCGAGCTGATAGCTCGTTTATTTGCTGAAGACGGTATGAAGCGTTTGTTTGAGGGGATTTATCGTTTAGTTGTTATGCACCAAGATTCAGAACGAATGGTGAAACTGAGAAACGAGTTTGTCCCAATCGATCCNCGNTNCTGGACTACCAGNATGGATGTCGTGGCNAACGTNGGNTTAGGTCGCGGCACTGAGATGGAACGTATGGCAATGCTCAGAGAATTGCTTGCCAAACAGGAACAGATATTGGCCCAGCTTGGCCCCGTTAACCCGCTTGTTGGACAGGAACAGTATTACAGCACTTTGACACAGTTGGTGGAGTTAGCTGGGTTTAAGGATACGACGAGATTCTTTACCGATCCAGCTAACTTCAACCCGCCTCCTCCAGAGCCACCTAAGCCTGATATTAATGAACAGCTTATTCAGGTGCAGATGGCAGACATTCAATCCGAGATGGAAAGAAAGATGGCTGATCTCGAATTGCAGTACCAGAAGATGCAATTAGAGAATGATCGTTTAAGAGACAAACAAGAAACTGAACTGATGCTGAAGGTCGCTGAGATTGAAGCGAAGTATGGCACTCAGTTGGATGTAGCAAATATTCGCGCTCTGGCCGAAAGAGACAGAGCGCTAATCAACAAGGAGGCATTTGGTGGCTGATCCGTTAGAGGACTTGTCACTAGCTGACAGGATACAGGAGTTAATGACTTCTCCTGTCATAGAAGAAATTATGGACTCCGTTGAAAGAGAGATTTTTGAGGAATGGATAACGTCTTCAGATTCGAGTAAGCGTGACAGCTTATATAACGAATTTGCGGGTATGCAGCGATTCCTTAAAAGAGTACGCGCCCACATGGATAACGCGACGTTAATCAGATCCAGAAAATAGGATTAAAAAATGGCAGAACCGAACATAGCCAATAATGAGGCACTCGATTTGCAAAGCGCATCTGCGCTAATAGACCAGCTTCAGGAGGAAGCAGAAAAATCTGAAAACCAAGAGGTTGAAGATCAGGCAGAAGAAGAGGTAATCGAAGAAACCCAAGAGGACTTCGAAGATTCAGAAGACGATGCCGAACCGCTAGATGAGGATGATGAGGAAGAGGTTGAACAGGATACCAATTTATACACCGTTAAAGTGAATGGTGAAGATAAACAGGTAACACTAGATGAAGCTCTAAATGGTTATTCCCGCCAAGCGGATTACACACGCAAGTCCCAAGATCTTGCTGCAAGCAAGAAAGACTTTGAGGGCGAGCGTGAAGCAGTGCTCCAGGAGCGAGCAACCTACGCAAGTTTGTTGCCCCAGTTGCAAAATGCTTTGATGGTTGATGANGAGCCTGAACCCGATTGGGATAAGGAATTCGCTGATAACCCCATGCAAGCCTCTAGGCTAAAGTATGAGTGGGACAAAAAGCGTGACCTTAAATACCAAAAGCTACAGGCAATTCAGAACGAACAACAACGGTTACAGAGCGATCTGTATGAAGAGCAGAATCGTGCAATCGAAGAATTGCGCGTAGAAGAAACCTCTAAGCTCCCTGATTTGATTCCAGAGTGGAAAGACAATTCGACTTTCTCCAAAGAGAAAGGAGAAATCAAAGATTACCTCATGAACGAAGGGATTACAGAGGAAGAGATCATGGCGCTTACTATGGCTAAGCATATTCAGCTAATCCGAAAGGCTTGGTTGTATGACAAAGGTGTAGCTAAGACCAAGAAGACTCGCGCACAAACAGGTAAGACTGTTTCTTCAGGATCTTCTCAAAAGACCCCAGTGAAAAAAAGCAAAGCAACCAGGAATGCTCACGAAAGACTGCAAACAAGTGGTCGACTCGATGATGCGGTCGACTTGGCAAAACTTTTGGAACTTTGAGGAGAAAGCCTAATGGCTATCATAACCAACACCTATACTCGATATAGTGATATCGGTATTAGGGAACAGTTGGCCGATGTAATTTTCAACATCAGCCCACAAACAACACCCCTTGTATCTAACATCGGTCGTGAGACTGTTAGAAATTACATTTTTTGAGTGGCAGACCGATGAACTTGCAGCAGCCGCTGCTAACGCACAGATCGACGGTAACGATATTTCTTCGTTTACCGCAGTTACCCCAACAGAGCGTTTGGGCAACTACACTCAGATCATGTCGAAGAACTTCATACTTGCAGATAACCTAGAGGTTATTAACGCCGCAGGTAGGAAGAATGAGCGCAGTTACCAGTTGGTTTAAGTTTGAGACCCATGCTACAGCAATGTGGTATTGCAAATCGGGTGAATTGCTGGGAACCCCTAACACATAATGGTGAGGGCAATCAGCAGCCAAGCTCAATATGGCGGCAATAGCCAAGGGATTGAGAAGGTTCAACGACTAGGCGGTGAGGAAACGATAACCCGCCCAAGAGCGCCCGACTACCTTAAAGGTAGATGATATAGTCTAGGCTTGAGGGTATAACCTCAAGAAGTAAGTCATAAACAGGCTTACGGTAATAAGATCGAAAAACGGTAACGAGTTAAAGCGCGACATTGAATTCAACCTTTGTGGTGTGAATAACGCTGCTGTTGCTGGTGCAACTGGAACTGCTAGAGAGACTGCTTCTCTATCTGCTTTTATTCGTACTAACACAAGTAAAGGTGGTAGCGGTGGTGATCCTACCGTTTCTGGTGGTGTTGTTAACGCTGCTAGAACTGATGGGACTCAGAGGGCATTTACTGAGGCACTTTTGAAGCCTGTATTACAGGCGGTCTTCACACAGGGCGGCGAGCCAACAATGCTAATGGTTGGGCCTTTTAATAAGACTCAGGTATCTGGCTTTGCTGGTATTGCAGCGCAACGATATATGGCTCCTTCAGATAGTGCTACCACTATCATCGGAGCCGCCGATGTATATCTGTCAGATTTTGGAGAAGTACGAATTACGCCTAATCGCTTTCAGCGTGAGCGTGATGCCTACATCCTTAATCCTGACCTACTTAGTCTGGCTGTATTACGGCCTATTCAGAACACACCTCTTGCCAAAACTGGTGATGCGACTAAAGAACTCGTTCTCTTTGAGGGCGGTTTACAGGTCGATCAGCAAAAAGGCTTGGGTATTGTTGCTGACCTTACTACTTCGTAGTGAAAACAAGCGAGGGGCTTCATGCCCCTCGCCTTGTCCTATGGTTACACATTTGATGTAGTATAATTAATATCCAAATATCTATATGTAGGTTTTTGGATGTCTGATAAAAGAACGCTTGAATACGATGCTCTAACTAAAACGAAGACTTCTTTTTTATTTGAGGAGGCTTCTTCTGGCAGAGAAGCGGAAGACACCGTTGTTATTCAGACTGAACAAGATGTGACGCAAATTGTCGAAGACAATAAGCGAAAGCGAAATGAAATAGACAAACACCAAAAACATGGTGAATGGTCTAAAGTTGCATCGATTCCACTGAGCGTTCTTTACCAGCTCGATCAGCAAGGAATAACGAAAGACAAGAAACGATTTAAAGCTTGGCTTAACGACCCCGACAATCGAGCGTTTAGAACGCGAGGTGGCAGGGTTTGATTAAGTGGCTATAACAACCTATTCCGAGCTAAAAAGCAGCGTAGCCGATTGGTTGGATCGAGATGATCTAACAAGTGCAATCGTTGATTTCGTGACTCTAGCTGAAGCTCAGTTTAACCGCTCTATACGACATCGAAAGATGGTGACGCGCAGTACAGCGACTATTGATGATCGTTACTCCGCGACCCCCGCTGATTGGCTGCAAACAGTGCAATTCATATTAAGTACCGATCCTGTGACCACGATGGAGTATTTGACCAATGAAGCGCTCAACAAAAAACGCTCTGAATCTAGTGCTGTTGGTAAGCCTCTGTATTTTAGCCATGTAGGTGATGAGATTGAGGTATTTCCTCCACCTGATTCTTCTTACACAGGTGAACTCGTTTATTACGCCAAAGTGCCAGCGTTGTCTGACAGTAACACGACTAACTGGCTGTTAACCTTGTCTCCTGATCTTTATTTGTATGGAGCGCTTGTGCAAAGCGCACCATACCTTCGTGACGATGAGCGCTTACCTGTTTGGCTTGCTCGATACACACAGATGGTCGAAGACATGAACCTAAGCAACGAACTAACAAGAGGACAGACATCAGTAAAGATGTCTGTTCCGACTTTCGGATAGGAGATATAGATGGCTGGATTTAGTGACTATTTAGAAAATGCCGTACTCGGTTACGTTTTTTCAGGGGCTAGTTTTAGCCAACCTGGAACAAAGTATTTAGCGCTTTATACCAGCGCACCCACAGACGCGGGTGGTGGCACTGAACTAAGTGGTAGCGCCTATGCTAGACAAAGTTGTGCCTTCACAACGACTGCTGCTCAATCGACTAACAGTGCAGCGGTAGAGTTTCCAACTGCAACAGGCAGTTGGGGAACGATTGTATCTGTCGGAGTTTTTGACGCTTCCACATCGGGCAACCTTTTAGCGTGGTCTAACTTAACAGCCAGCAAGACGATTGCATCAGGCGATGTGTTCAGAATAAACGCTGGCGAACTCGACATTGACCTCGACTAGATGGCAAACGGATTTGGCAATGGATCTTATGGCTCTGGTCGTTTCGGCCAATGGAGCTATATTGACGGCGCTGCGACAATTTCTAGCGCAGCTACTATGGCGGTTGCTGGAGCTATTGTTAAGCCTGCTTCGGCCACGATTAGTGCAGCGGCAACTGTTACTGCCGCTGGGACTCGAATACAACAAGGTTCTGCAAACCCACAATCAACTGCGACAGTTAGTGTTTCGGCTCAAGCTATTAAAGTGGGGGCAGCAAGCATTTCTGCGAGTGGCACTGTCTCGGTTGCGGGCCAGCGTGTCGGAATTGGTGCAGCAACAATCACAAGCTCCTCTACGGTCACTGCTGGAGCGGTTGTTGTCCTGGTCGGATCAGCAACTATCACGGCTTCTTCGACCGTCACATGTACGGCGGCAGAAATACACGAAGGAATTCAAACAATCACCTGCACAAGTTCCATGGCTGTCGCAGGTCAAATCAAATGGACAAAGGAATCCGCGGCCTCGACCAGTTACAGCGAACAATCCGCAGCTTCAACCACATGGACACCACAATCAAACGCTTCAACAAACTGGAGCGAAGCTGCATAGGAACTGACAATGGCTGACGTTTTTACTAATGACTTACGAATCCGCGAGCAAGAAGTTGGGTCTAACTCAGGAGCTTGGGGCGGTTATCTAAATACCTCACTGGAAAATATTGCAGAGGCTTTTAGTCTCGGCTCGGAAGCGTTGTCAGACGCTTCTACAGCAACGATAACAATCGCAGATGGCACTAGTGACGAAGCCAGATCGTTTAATCTGAAGCTTACAGGATCGTTGTCGCAAGCGTGTACAGTCACGCTTGCTCCTAACACGGTCAGCAAAGTTTGGGTCATAGAAAACAATGCTGGCGACACAGTAACAATTTCACAGGGTAGTGGCGCGAATGTCGTCATTCCAAATGGCGGCATTCGCATGATCGCCACTGATGGTGCTGGCTCTGGTGCTGCCGTAACCGATGTCCTGGATATGTTAGGCGGCACAGGCAACGTAGGACTTGGTAGCGGTGCGTTTGGCACAGGACTTACTACAGGCACAGATAACGTAGCCGTTGGCGATAGCTCTGGAGATGCGCTGACTACTGGTACTGATAACACCTTTGTTGGTAATAATTCGGGCGGTGCGACAACCACGGGAGCAAACAATGTAGCAATTGGATCGGCTGCTTTAGACGGAATACAACAGCTTCGGATAATATTGCAATCGGGATTAATGCATTAGGAGACTTTAAACACTTCTTA